CTGAAGCGTATAAAAGGGCTGGTTACGTTGTAAAAAATGACAATGTGGCTGCAGTTAGTGCGAATAGACTGCTAAGAAATGTTAAGATTCAAAAATACATCCAGGAAAGAATGAAACAAAAAGAGTCCGAACGTATAGCTTCACAGAACGAGGTCCTGGAGTTCCTCACCCGCGTTATGCGTGGCGAAGAAATAGAGGAAGTAGTCGGGTTTACCGAAAACGGCCCTGTAAAAGAGAAAAAAACTCCGAGCACAAGGGACCGGGTGAAGGCGGCCGAGCTTCTTGGCAAGAGATACGCGTTGTTCACTGAAAAAGTCAATGTTGAAGGGAACATGGGCGTTGCAATTATAGATGACATCAAAGAAGATGATAACAATGGTGAAGGTTAGGTTAAGTGAACTAATAGCTCCATCATTTTATGAGATTCACAACGATATAAAGCACAACCGGTATACGCATTATTGGCTCAAGGGTGGCCGTGGCTCGACTAAATCCTCGTTCGTTAGCATTGAAATCATCCTCGGTATAATGAAGGACCCTAACGCCAATGCAGTAGCCTTAAGAAAAGTTAAGGAGACTATCAAAGATAGCGTATTTGAGCAATTAATTTGGGCTATAGAAAAGCTAAAAGTTAGCGAATACTGGGAGATAAAGCATAACCCGATGGAATTAACGTATCTCCCAACAGGACAAAAGATATTATTCCGTGGTGCAGATAAGCCGAGAAAGATTAAATCAATCAAAGTTAGTCGTGGTTATGTAAAGTTCATTTGGTATGAAGAAGTTGACGAGTTTAACGGTATTGAAGAAATACGAATCATTAACCAGTCTTTAATGCGTGGTGGAGAGCAATTTTGTGTTTTTTATACTTACAACCCACCGAACCGTAACAATGCGTGGGTAAACGAAGAAATATTAATCGAAAGACCGGACAGAAAAGTTCACCATAGCACGTATTTGACTGTCCCTCGAGAATGGCTTGGGGAACAGTTTTTTATTGAGGCAGAACATCTTAAAAAGGTTAATGAAAAAGCATATAGGCATGAGTATTTAGGTGAGGTAACAGGAACAGGCGGAGAGGTATTCACGAATGTGACAGCAAGAAAGATAGATGATGAGGAGATAAAAGTGTTTGACAGGATAAGAAGAGGGCTTGACTTTGGTTATGCTGTTGATCCAGCCGCTTATGTTGTTTGCCATTTTGATAAGACAAGACGAAGGTTGTATATATTTCATGAAGTATATCAGGTGGGCTTAAGCAATAGAAAGCTGGCAGAGTTAATAAAGCAAGAAAACAAAGGCAATAAATTAGTAGTTGCAGATAGCGCGGAGCCAAAATCAATAGCTGAATTGCGTGGTTATGGAATCAACATAAAGGGAGCTAGAAAAGGGCCGGACAGCGTTGAATATGGAATAAAATTTTTGCAAGACCTTGAAGAGATAATAATTGATCCTGAACGATGCCCAAACACGTTACGAGAATTTTTAAATTACGAGCTTGAAAAAGATAATAACGGCAATTTTAAAGCTGAATTCCCAGATAAAAACAATCACACAATTGATGCTGTTAGATATGCCCTGGAAGATGATATGAGAGCGGTAAAACCAATTGTAGATAAACCAAAAGGTTGGTGATGAAGTTGTTAACTTCTCTTGAGCAAATAGGCGTAGGCACAAAATGGCCACCAGAGGGTGAGCTTGAACGCTTACAACGTTACGATGCAAACAGGAAGCTGTTTGAAGGACGGCATGAACTAGTATTTAAGGATTGGGTGCGTTTGTTGAGGGACGACAAAAAAGCAACATTAGAAATCATACTCAATTGGCACAAACGGTTAAGTACGTTATGGGCTGACCTGCTTTTAGGTGAGAGGCCAAGGATAACAGCAGGGGAGCCTAATTCAAAAGAGCAACAGCAACTTGAAGCTATCATTGAGAACAATGACTTTTTCGACGTTGCTTATGAGGTGGCTTTGGATATTTCAAGATATGGCACAGGGATATTCAAGCTTAGATACGATAACAGAGCAATCATCGAAGCAATACCACCAAGCTTGTGGTTTCCTGTTGTTAGCCCAGACAACATCAAGGATGTGCGAGCTCATGTAATTGCATGGACATTCGATGTAGCAACACCAACGTTGCTAAATAAAGACAAGAAAACCACTTACTTAAGGCTTGAGATACACGAGAAAGGTAAAATCATGAATAAACTTTTTGAGTTAAAGGACGGTACCATTAAGCAAGAATTGGATATTACGAGCTTTTACGATGATATAGAAGTAGAGCAGCAGACGGGCATTGATGATTTTCTTGTTGTTCCAGTGCACAATATCCTCACCAGCGATAGAGTGTATGGACAAGATGATTATAGCGACCTTGACAGTGTTATTCAGGAGCTTGAAATTAGAGTAGCACAAATTAGCCGAATCCTTGACAAGCACGCTGACCCAAACATGGCAGGGCCGGCTTGGGCTTTAGAGCAGAATGAGTATGGCGAATACGTGGTAAAAGGTGGCGGGAAATACTTCCCGGTTGAGCAAGGCGATCCTGAACCAAAATACATCACATGGGATGGACAACTGGAAGCAGCTTATAGAGAGATTGACTTACTGATGGAGCAGCTTTATACACTCAGTGAGACATCGGCAGCAGCATTTGGTCAACTTAAGTCGGGGCTCGCTGAAAGCGGCACGGCATTGCGTAGGCTGATGATGACGCCACTTGCGAAAGTAAACAGGATTAGGATGCGTTTTGACCCTGCCATAAAGAAAGTGTTGCAGTTAGCAAGCCAGCTTGAAGCTAAATTTGGACGTGGTATTGAACTTAGCACAATAAACATTGCTTGGAATGATGGGTTGCCACAGGACGAAAAAGAACAGGCAGAAATATATTCGTTGCTTGTTCAAAATGGCCTTATAAGCAGAGAGACAGCACTAAGGAGGCTCTTTGAGTTTGATGCAGAGACATTGAGACAAGAACTAACAAAGATAACAGTTGAAACAGCGCAGGAAGCCCCAGCTTTGTTTACTGTAAACTTGAACAATCAGCAACAAACACAGCAAGCACAAAGTGAGTGATATAGATGCCTTTCGATGAAGAAAAACTCATACAAAGCCTTGTCGAGTTGTATCGGCAGGGCTTTTTGAATGTGCTGAAAGTATTGCTGCAGAAAGAAGCTAAAAAAGCAAGAACAACTTGGTATTATAAGCAGCATTTAAAGCAGATAATGGAGATTTTAAACCAGCTGGACAGAGATGCTGCGCAATGGATCCAAGAAAATATACCGAAGATTTATCAACAGAATTATACACAGGTGCTAGCGTATATCAACAAAATAGGGATGCAAAGGGACATAAACCCGAGCTTTGCGCAGATACACCAGAGAGCCATCGACGTTATAGCTCAAAATATGTTCGATAATTTACGTAGTGCCACGAATTATGCAGGACGCCGAATCAACGACTACTACAGACGGGCAGCGCTGGAGGCGGAGGCGGAAAAGTTCACGGTGGGCCAGACGTGGCAGGAGATGGCTAAAAATCTTGAGCAAAAGCTATTGAGCAAAGGATTGACTGGCTTCAAAGACAGGTTGGGTAGAGAATGGCGATTAGACAGCTATGCTGAAATGGTGGCAAGAACAACGACAAGGGAAATTGCAACGGCGGCAACAATAAATGCTTGCAAAGAGTTTGATATCGACCTGGTACAAATCACAAAGCATTATCCTACCTGTGAATTGTGTGCACCGTTACAAGGGAAGGTATTCAGCTTAAGTGGTAAGGATAAGCGGTATCCCAAATACGATGGTGACTTGGTAAGAATCCCTAAACATCCCAACTGCCGCCACGTGCTTGTCCCTTATGTACGTGAGCTAGATCCTGATGCTGATGAAACGCAAAAGTACAGCAATACATCGTTGACCGAGGACCCGCGAAGCGAGAAGGAAAAGCAGGCGTACAAAGAGATGCGGGACAAGGTGACAATACAGACTACCAGGCGGAGAGCAAGGGAAATATTGCTAAGCGATAAGGTATCGTTGGAAGAAAAAGTAAAAGCAGCTGAAAAACTGAAAAAGAGCTATGATAGTACAGGGCAAATACCAAGAGGAATTGACGCAAGTATACTAAAACAATATGATGACTTTATCAAATCGCAAAATAATGGTATAATTAACGCAGAAAAGGTTATTCAAGAAGCCAAAAATGGTGGCAGGCATTCTGGTAAATATAAAGATGCTTCAAATTGGACAAATGGGCAATTACAGAAAGCCATTAATAGCTATGAAAAGCAGGTTAAATTGCATGAAGATAAAATAAATAACCCTGCTAAATATGTAGCTGATTGGGAAACCTTAGATGAACGTAAAAAGCAAGGCTTGCTTAAAAAATGGCGAAAGGATGCTAATAGAAACGCAGAATTAAAGGTTATTATGGAGCATATTCTAAAAGAACGAGGTGGTTTAAATGAGTAATGAAGAGATGGGGCTTTTAAAAGATATAGTGCGAGAAATAATTCAAAATGCAGATGAAGTTCTCAAAGAAAAAGATGACAGTGAATTTTATGAAGGCAAAATATTAGCTTATAATGAAGTGCTTTCGATAATAAAGGATTATCTTACAGGATATGACTTAAAAGAATTTGGACTTGATATTGACATTGATAGCAAGTATATGTAATATACAATTAGGATTGGCTGGGCTTTTTGTTTTCTTGGTCGTCAGTATCGTCATTTTGTGGTACATTATGCCGCTTAGGACCTCATTCCTAAGCGGTATTTTTATGCCTTCTTGTAAGGAGGTGAATAACAAAAATGGCTGAGAAAGTGAGCAACAAGCCTTGGGGCGATATAAAGGAGTCGGACTATGACCTTGAGCAATGGCACAGGGCTTGTCTAATTCACCTTCACGACGGGCCACCGACGAGCAAGGAACAGTGCAAATTACCTGTGCGGGAGCCTGATGGGATGTTGAACGCAAACGGTATTGTAGCAGCTGCTATTAGAATTTATCAGGTAAAAGCTCCAAAAGAGCTGGTAAGGAAGGCTGCAAGGCGGCTTGTAGCTCTATACAAAGAGATTTTAGAAAGAGAACCACCTGAAGGATTAGTTAAACTTGCAGGTATGAAACCAAAACAAAGCGAGTAGGCACTCAACAAAGAGTGCTTTTATTTTTGCATAAAATCTTACGCTTTACGCTGAGCGGTTAATCAGCGGGAAAAGAAAGGGAGGTAAATAATTATGACTGATGATATGAATAAGACAACACAAGGCAATCCTGTTGACGCTGGGCAGGATAACAATAATACTCAACCAGCGGGCAATGATACTCAGCAGCAACAGAAGACATTCACACAAGAAGAGCTTGAACGTATCTTAGCAGAGCGTCTCAAAAGAGAACGTGAAAAATACAAAGACTATGATGAACTCAAGAAAGCTGCTGAGGAATTGAAAAAGATTAAAGAATCTCAAATGAGCGAACAGGAAAAATTACAGATGCGTCTTGCCGAGCTTGAGCGAGAGAAGCTTGAGAGAGAAAGGGAATTTGCAGAATTGCGAATTAGCATGACAAAACAAAAAGTTTTAACCGAGATGGGCTTGCCATTAACCTTAGCTGACCGCATCTTTGGTGAGACAGAAGAGGAAATCAGGCAAGACGCAGAAGAGCTTAAGAAATTGCTAGGCTTGCAAGCTAATATAAAAGTAGGTGCACCGACGAACCCTGCAGGGGGAAACAAGCAGGTAAGAACTTTTACAAAAGAAGAAATTGCAAGGATGAGCCCAGAGGAAATAAACAAAAACTGGGACATTATCTCAGAAGCTTTAAAACAAGGCTTAATCAAATAACAGCACTATTAAGGAGGTTGATTTAGATGGCTATAACCAATTTTATTCCTCAGATTTGGAGTGCAAGACTCCTGGAGAATTTGAGGAAAAATCTTGTATTCAAAAATGTTGTTAACACCGATTATGAGGGCGAGATAAGAAATTATGGTGATACTGTAAAGATAAACAGCATAGGTCCTATTACGGTTGCTGATTATACTAAGAACACGGATATTAATCCTCCCGAAACCTTATCTGATGCACAGAGAATGCTGGTAATCGACCAAGCAAAATATTTCAACTTCCTCATCGACGATGTAGATGCCGCACAGTCCAATCCGAAGCTGATGGACTCAGCAATGCAGGAGGCTGCATATGCGCTGGCAGACAAAGCAGACCAGTATCTGGCAAGCCAGTATGTATATGCTGCTAATGCGATCGGCGATGACACTACACCGGTTGTGCCAACCGCGACAACTGCCTATGAATTGCTTGTTGATGCGAGCATTAAACTGGATGAGGCCAATATACCCAGGACAAACCGCTGGGCAGTTGTCCCGCCATGGTTTTATGGGCTGCTACTTAAGGATGATAGATTTGTAAAGGTTGGGTCTACAAATTCTGACCGAACTCTAAGGACAGGTGAAGTTGGGGAAGCTGCCGGGTTTACGATTTACATCAGCAATAACATTGCTAATACTTCCGGAACAAAATACAAGATCATGTGTGGGCATCCGATGGCAATAACCTATGCAGAACAGATAAGCAAAGTTGAAGCATACAGGCCGGAGCGCAGGTTTGCAGATGCGGTCAAAGGACTGCACTTATACGGCGCAAAGGTAATCAGGCCAGAGGCGCTGGTTGTCATCACTGCCAACAAGTCTTAAAGGATGATGACTGATGTGGCTTAAAAACAAGCAAACAGGTTTAATATGGGAAGTAGCGGGAGAGCTGGCAGAGAGGCTCTCTCGCTCTCCTGATTTTGAGGTGGTGGATGAACCGTGGCAATCCAAGTCGGAATCAATTCATACGTTGACATCGAATTCGCAGACAGTTATTTCAGCGAGCGACTCTACGCAGACGAGTGGGGCAACGCAGACACAGCAACGAAAGAAAAAGCGCTCATAATGGCCTGTAGAAGGATTGAACGACTGCAATTCAAGGGAATTAAAGCGGATGCAGAGAATCAGATATTGCAGTTTCCAAGAGCTTTGCCATCTGTGGGGATGCCTTTATATCCTCGTGAACGCCAGTTCAATTTTGATTACACTCTTGCTTATATCGTGCAAGAAGAAGTACCCGAAGAGGTAAAACAAGCGCAATGTGAGGAAGCTCTTGCATTGCTCAAATATGGCAACAACACACGTACCAGGCTACAGGAGCAAGGTGTAATCAGGGTAGACTTTGGGAGTGTAAGCGAGGAATACGACAAAAGCAGAATCGGCAAGCTGTACAGCAAAGAAGCATTTGAGTTATTGCGGCCATATATTGCAGGTGCAGTTGCTATTGTGTAGGGGTGTCCATGATGGTGAGGGAATATCTAAACCAGACAGCAACACTAAAAACTGTAATAGGGTTGTCGGGGTACGGTAAGCCGATAACGGAGGACAAAGAAATTCCTTGCCGATTTGAGATGAAGCGCAAACTTGTTAGGGATAGGCAAGGCAACGAGGTAGTTTCCGAGGCGACTATGTACTGCATTGAGTCGGTCAAGCCAGAGGACAGAGTAGTTTATAATGGCCAAGAATATACCGTTATTAGTGTGCTGGAGGTAGTCGATTTGGACGGCAATATTGTTTACTACGAGGTGGCTTTGTGATGGCAAGAGGTTATTCGCTAAAATGGCGGGGAAAGGAAGCTGTAGAGATTGCCAAAAGTGCTGCTTTGGGAGCGTTACAGAAGTGTGCAGCAGACCTGCAAAATAAGAGTAGCAATCAAGCACCGATAGATAAAGGCGATTTGCGGGCAAATTGTTCAGTCAGTCCCCTGCAGGAGGAAGCAGGGGTTTTTTATTACAAGGTGGGGTATGACTTGCCGTACGCAATAATTCAGCATGAGAGGTTGGATTTTAACCACCCAAAGGGCGGGAAGGCGAAATATCTTGAAGACCCATACAACGAAAACAAAAGGCAATACGAGCGATATGTGAAGGATGCCGTCCGGCAGGCGCTGAAGAATGAGAGGTGACGCCGATGTGCTGCTAGAGGATATTAGGACATATTTAGAGCAGCAAGGGCTGGGTGTGTTTGGTGAAGATTTGTTTATTGGTGTAATGCCATCGAAGCCAGACAATTGCATTGTACTTTTTGAGTATGCAGGCGAGCCGATGGATTTGGTAGATTCCCACCTAGAGTACCCGAGCTTGCAGGTGTTGGTACGAAATACAGACTATCCTGCAGGCAGGCAAAAAATCGAGGAAATAACAAAAACTTTGCACGGCGTGTCCGAACAGATCATAAATGGGACACGCTATTTGCTTATTCAGGCAAGGCAAAGCCCTTTCTTCTTGGAGTGGGACGAGAACGAAAGGGCTATTTTTGTTGTCAATTTTAGAATTATCAAGGAGGTCGGATAATTATGGCGATTGTAGGATATGGCGGTGGGGTTTATCTTGGCGATACCCCGACAAAGGTGGCGGAGATAGCAAGCTGGAGCTTGGATACAGATGCGGAAGATATTGACATCACGTCTTTTGACTCTAATGGATGGAGAGAAAGGATGCAAGGTATAAAAGAGTGGAGCGGGTCTTTTGAAGGAAACTTCAAACCCGAGGATACCACAGGACAAGCAGCGCTGATAAACGCATGGTTGAATGGCCAGAAAGTCAAACTGGAGCTTCAAGTCAATCAGAACGTAAAATTCACAGGAGAAGCATATATAACGCTTTCTATTGAGACACCGGTTGATGATAAGGCGTCTTTTAGTGTTGACTTTTCTGGTACAGGGCCTTTGACAGCAACGCTTGGGACAGGAGTATAATGCGTTATGGCTATAGCGGGAAGGATTGGGGCAGTATATGTATTAGATACTGCCCCTTCTAATTTTGATATACTTCCTGAACGTATGGAGCAGGCAGGCGTTTTGTTTTTATGGACGCTGGATATAAAACAATCTCTGTACAGGTTTTTCGGGGATGGATACATGGAACATGGCAGTGCTATAACCGGTTGGCATGTGACAGTAGAAGGCTATTGTGGAAATGAAAAGCTTTGGACTAATGAAAATAAAATTGTCTTTATCAAGCTGTTTACTGAGAAAGGCACATCATTGAAAGGTTTTGGCGGTTATGCTAAATTGCCAAAGCTAGCAGGCAGACCTAATGCACTTCTCAAAGAACCTATTTGCATAGAAGGCATTGGCAAATTGTTGTGGGAGGTTGATAAAGCATGAGAAATAAGGTTGTACAATTTGCTGGGAAGGAAATAAGGGTGGAAGAAAAGAAGATAGGCGACCTTGAGAAGCTTATTGAAAAAGTATTTCCAAGCAGCAAGGGGAAAATATCGAAAATTGATATTACGAAGGAATTCGGCGATTTAGATTTCGATGTGCTGTATAAAAAACTACAAGCATTGTTCCCCGAAATAACTGTAGATGACATCAAGAACGCATACATGAGCGAGATAGAGGAGCTTATAGGAGCATTCATCGATGTAAATTTTTTAGGACTGAAGAAACTGCTGAAGCCGTTGCTGAATGTGGCTCAGATTGGCTTACCCCAGAGATAATTGTTACATTGGCCAGAGAATTTGGATGGACACCGCAGGAAATGCGGGAATTGTATCCATCTGAACTGGCTGCAATACTGATGGAGCTAAAAAAGCAAAAAGAAGTGGAAGAATATGCGGAGATGCGTGGCAAATGGGCTTTCTTGGCTGCTGTAATTACCAATGCAGCAGCTGGTATTGTAGCAGCATTTAGCAAGCGTAAGCCAAAGCAGGCTAATCCGGAAGACTTTATGGACAAAAAATGGATAAAGAAAATGGAGAAAATACTGAAAGAGACCCAACCATCCCAAGAAGAGGATGAGTGGGTCTCTTTGATTGATGAGGCAAAAATGAAAGGATTAAAAGGGCCATGGGAGTTATTCATACGATGAAATAGATAGTTGGTATTCTACTTGTACTGCCGAAGGTTCTATCCATAAGATTCCGTATGTTTGCAGACCGGGCTTTAGATTTTTTATATCAAATATTTCATGTGCAAGCTCATTCCCTAATATGTTATCTTTTACGGTTACAGACAGTAGTCCTGAAAACGTGTAGTTTGAGTTGTTTTTTACCCATATTACCAGTTTTTGTTTGCCTTTATAAAACGTATTTTGTAGTTCGTGAGATACTGCAACATTGTTGAAAATTTCTTGTACGATTTGTTGCTGTTGTTCGGTTTGCTGGGTAGAGGTTTGAACAACTTGCGGTTGGTCGGATTCTCCAGTTTCAATTGCAATTACAAATCCTAAGAGGGTTAAGCTCAAACCAACAAGGATGCATATTCCCCAGCGGGTAAAATTTGTTCCACGATTAATAATGGCTCGAATGATTTGGATAAACAGCATTAAAACGCCTATGGCTAATGCTATTAGCCCACAAGCTAAAAAAATAGCTCCAATAATATCCATAAGATTCCTCCTTTATCTACCATTTTTTTTGATTATATCACAACAAGGCGGTGTTAGAAATGCAAGTAGGTGAATTACTTGTTAAGCTTGGCGTAGATTGGTCGGCATATCAGAAGGATTTAAAAAGGGCAGAAGCAGAGGCTCAAAGAAGTGGAAGTGTAATAGGGCAAATTTTTAGGAATGCCTTTTCTTTTGCGCTTGGTATGGGCTTTTTCGAGGCTATCAAGCGGGGATTCAAGTCGATTATAGGTGAAGCAATAGATTTCAACAGCACGATGGAGCAGGCACAAATAGGTTTTACAACCATGCTAAAAAGTGCCGAGGATGCGCAGGCTTTTTTGCGCGAAATGATGAATTTCGCAGCAAGGACACCGTTTGAATTTCCTGACCTGCTGGAAGCCTCTAGACGCATGATGGCTTATGGTTTTGCTGCAAATGATGTATTACCCATGTTGCAAGCTGTAGGGGATGCTACAGCTGCCTTGGGACTGGGCGCAGAAGGCATTGACAGGATAATCCTAGCTCTTGGACAGATGCGGGCAAAAGGCAAGGTAACAGGCGAGGAGATGCGCCAGCTAACTGAGGCAGGCATACCAGCGTGGGAGATACTCGCTGAGGCGATGGGCAAATCTACAGCCGAAGTGATGAAGCTGGCTTCTAAGGGATTTATTCCTGCTGGTGAGGCCATACAGGCGCTGGTCGAGGGACTGGATAAACGATTCGGCGGTATGATGCAGCGGATGGAGAACACATGGGCAGGGATAACTTCCACCCTCAAAGACGTATGGCGGATGACGGTAGGCTCAATCACGGTAGAGCTGTTCAAGGGTGTGACTGGTTGGTTGCAACGGCTCAGGGATATGGCCACTACCTTTTATCAAGTTTTTTCAACGTTAAGACAGCGAGGAATAGATACAGCGAATGCTTTGAGGTATGCCATCACGTATGCGTTTGGTGAAAATGTGGGGACGGTTGCAAATGTGATAATTACTACGGTGCAGCGCATATGGCAGGCATTTGTACGTGCAGCGGTAATAATCCGGACATACTGGGAGAGCATCCGATTTGTCTTGACAGGGGTATTAACTACCCTGTTTGTGTTTAAAGTGGTCTTACCAATTTTCAATACCTTCATCAAGTTAGTGGGCATATTGAATGGAAGTTTGACGGTAACAAGCGGGTTATTTGGCTTATTGTCGAAAGCGGTGGCAATTTATAGAGCGCAGCTCATAACAGCAGATGTGATGGGAACGGTCGCAATAACCAGATTTATGCAGATGCGAATGGCTGTATCGGCACTCATTCAGGCATTTGGCGCATTGAGGTTGGCTATTTTAGGGGTAGCTGCATTAATTTTGGGGCCCTTGGTATGGGCTTGGAGCAAGTACGCAGAACACGTCCAAAAGACGAATATGGCAAGGCTAAATGCACAATTACAGGCGTCTATAGGCGGGCTTGACAAGAGCCTTGGCAATTTACCAAATACCGCTACACAGGCAGGGAAAGGGCTTAGTGACCTTGGCAAGAACACAGCTAAGGCGAGCAAGAAGGCAAAAGGGAGCTTGGCTCCATTTGACGAATTACACCAAATTATGACATCTACTGCCGATAGTGCGGAGGATGCGGGGGCTTCAATTGGTGATATCACTATGCCGGCGGTAGGTGTGGGTGGCTTTAGCGGTGGTGCCCTCGACTTCTCTATACCGAGCCTTGATTTTAAGGAAGAAAAAATGTCCATTAAAGGATTCCTAAAATGGGCATGGGACTCAATTCGCAAATGGAAAATTTGGAAGTGGCTAGCGGATGCATGGGACTGGCTAGTAAAACAAGGCAAAAAAGCATGGGAACTTCTCAAACAGTATATTTGGCAACCTATGGTTGATGTTTGGAATTGGCTTGTGGAGCTGTGGAATAAGTTATCACCGTGGTTACAAGATAAATGGGATAGCCTTGTTGAGGCAGCAAAAACAGCATGGGGCTGGATAAAAGAACATATCATAAAACCAATATCTGATGCATGGGCTTGGTTGGTAGAGATATGGAATAAGGCGGTTGCATGGCTTGGCGAGCGCTGGAACAGAATAGTCGAACTGGCCAAGACGGCATGGAATTGGGTTAAAGAACATATAATCAACCCGCTTAAAAATGCTTGGGACTGGTTGTTGCAAGCATGGAATTCTATTACTACATGGCTTTCGCAAAAGTGGAACGATATAGCTACAACCGCCAAAGTAGCATGGGAGTGGGTCAAGCAACACATAATCAACCCGATAAAGAATACTTGGGATTGGTTAGTGCAGGTATGGAATTCTATAACATCATGGTTGTCTAGCAAGTGGAATGAAATAGTCAATACAGCTAGAACAGTATGGGGTTGGATTAAGGACAACATAATCAGACCAATTCAGGATGCATGGAATTGGCTCGTTAGTGTTTGGAATTCAATTACTGGATGGCTATCTAGCAAGTGGAACGATATTGCAAACACAGCTAGAACTGTTTGGGATTGGGTTTATAACAACATTGTTAATCCTGTCAAGCGAGCATGGGATTGGCTAATATCGACGTGGAATTCGATAAAAGCAAAATTGGGTGAAATATGGAACAGCATAAGCTCTAAAGCATCGAGTATATGGAAAGGCATCGGCAACACTATAATACGATTCATCAATGGTGCAATAGACGCCATAAACGGTATGATTCGAGGCTTAAACAAAATAAAAATTTCCTTCCCGAGCTGGGTACCGCTTTTAGGCGGGAAAACATTGGGATTCAACCTTCAAACAATCGGCCATATTCCGTATTTAGCGGAAGGCGGTATCGTAACGTCCCCCACGCTGGCCATGATTGGAGAGGCAGGGGCAGAGGCGGTAATACCGCTTGAGAGAGATAGTGCTGTATTAAACAAGTTGGTAAATAGGATAATGGAAAGATTGGACGCTTTGTCGCTTGGTAGCGGTGATGTCATCATCCAAATTGGTGGCGAAGAAGTAGGACGTATAGCGATGGAGCAGATAAAGAAGGCACAGCGTCAAGCTGGCAAGACGCTTATACCAGTGTGAGGTGATGGTGTGTGCTTAAGATTAACGGGGTAGCAGTTGCTACCCCTAAAACTTTTAAAGTAAGTTTATACGATATAGATGGTGAGACATACAGGAACGCAAAAGGCGAGCTTATACGGGATCGTATAGGTACAAAACGCAAACTTGAATGCGAATGGCCACCTTTGAACATGATACAGATTTCTACACTACTTAAAGCAGTCAAAGATGAGTTCTTTGTTGTGGAATACCCTGACCCCTATGAAGGGATGATGGTGTCGAGAACATTTTACGTAGGTGATAGGACAGCACCCATGCTGATGCAAAAGGATGGTCAAATACTCTGGGAAGGCTTGAGCATGAACTTTATCGAGAGGTGATAGCGCATGTATCCAGTATCGCAGGCATACAAAGATGCAATTATGCAGCCATCAAGGCAATTTAGGGGTAGGCTGCTTATACCGAAGCTGACAATGAATTTTACCCGCAACAGCATAGCATACAAACAAGATGGCACGCAGGTCGCTGCCAACCAACCCCGCTTTGAACAAGGGCGGTTCGGCAAGGCGATTATGGTGGAGGAGGGGACGACGAATTTAATTTCTAACCCTTCATTTGAAAATGATTTTACTTCATGGGGTAACTGGGGAACACCTCCAACAAGGGAAATTGTAACCAGCCCTGTTTGGCATGATTCTAAGGCACTACATCTAATTACCAACGCAAATAATCAAGGAGTATATCAGATTCTTTCGCTTACGGCAGGTATAACATATACTGTGTCTTGTTGGGTATATGTAGTAACTGGTAATCCTGTTCTTATGGTTGAAAGAGTAAATGATGGTCAAGTATCATACCCAGTGGTTATAGCAGATTCTTCTTGGGCGGGAGATGGGAAATGGCATAGGTTACAGTTAACTTTCACGGCTGGCAATACATCAAACAGAATACATTTGGGCAAATCCGCATCTGGGAACATAGGAGAATATTATTTTGATGCCATCCAACTCGAACAAAAACCCTACGCCACCTCTTTCATCGACGGCACAAGGGCAGATGAAACGCTCACCATCCCCACGACGGGGGTGTTCCCTGACATAAATAACTTTACTATTGAATTGTGGGCTAAAGCCCAGACAATAAAAACTGATACCTACCAGGGAATTTTTGGTGGCAGAGGTATTCTTGGAGCACCGCCTGTAGATTTATTAATTGCGACAAATAATCAGTTGTACTTATTTTACTATAATTCTACAGGCGCAAATACTCCATTAGCTACTGGTTACTACATTAGCGACAGAACTAATTGGCATTATTACGCAGTTACATTCTGTAATGGTACGGTGCGTATTTATGTTGATGGTATAAAGGTTAAGGAAGCCAATATTACATTGGCACAGACTACAGGAAACGGCAACTTCTATATAGGCAGAAGTATTGTAGCGACACAATATTGGAACGGCCTCATCGACGACCTCCGCATCTCCAATCGTGCCAAATCAGACGAGGAAATCCTTGCTGCCTACATGGAGGTGGCATGATGGAGTATATTGCAACCTTTGATGATACGCTTGAGGTATCAATCATATACGAAGATGCAAACATCCTTGAGATGTCGCTTGAGGAAACTGTCAACCCTGGCGATGATTTTGAGTTGGGCGCAGCTCCATCAGCTCTGTTTGAGGTATCGCTCATTGACGTTGATGAGAACATCATCTTTGAGCAAGAAACAATAAAACCGTACATCGGACTTGTATTGGATGGCACGATTGAATACGTGCCTTTAGGCGTATTCATCGTTGACGACATCAAAAAGGAGAAGCGTACTGTAAAACTCTCATGTTTTGATAACATGATTAAGCTAGAAAAGCCTTACTTCTCTGAATTGACTTATCCAGCACCTATAAGCGCAGTGGCGCAGGAAATATGCACAAAGGCAGGCGTAACGCTTGCTACAACATTGCCGGACACGCAAATAGGCGACCTATCGGGTTATACACTGCGAGAAGCAATTGGGTTTATTGCTGCCTTTATGGGCGGTTTTGCACGGTTCAACAGAGATGGACAGCTTGAGATAACCAGCTATGCCGACAGTGGCGTAACAATCACGGCAGATAACTATGCCAGCTTGGACACAGCGGAAAGAGCGTACAGTATAGGCAGACTGACCTGCTATGCTGGTGAAGATGCAAATGGTAACCCTATCGTACTCACAGCAGGAGCAACAGGGCACGAAGTCATATTCGAGTGCCCCATAATGACGCAGGAACAGCTTGACAGCATATACAGCTCATTGAGCCAGATATCCTATATGCCTTTTAACATGGAGTGGCAGGGTAACCCTGCATTGGTGGCAGGAGACAAGATAACGATAATCGATGCAAAAGACAATGTTTACAGCACGTTGCTCATGCGGCAGAAGATAACCTACAAGGGAAGCGTAAAAGCGACAGCGGAAGCTGTAGGCAAGACTGAGCAAGCGCAGGAGTTTAGAACGACTGGAACACTCACAAAGAAGATGGAGCGATATGTAGCCGAGCAAGCACTTATAAAGCAAATTCTTGCAGATAAAGCCTCAATCGGGGAATTGGAAGCTGTGGAGGCAAAGATAGATAACCTTGTTGTAGATACTGCAAGGATACAGGATTTAGCAGTAACCACAGCAAAGATAGCGAATGCGGCTATCGACAGTGCAAAAATACAAGATGCGTCTATAACAACGGCAAAAATCCAAGACGGTGCAATAACCAACGCAAAGATAGGTACTGCGGCAATAGATACGGCTAATATAAAAGATGGTGCCATTACAAGCGCTAAGATAGGTAATGCGCAGATTAAGACAGCTCATATTGAAGATTTGGCTGTGACAACAACTAAAATAGCAGATGCGGCGATAACGGCAGCAAAGATTGGAAATGCACAAATAACAGGAGCAAAGATAGCGAATGCAACAATAGAAACCGCAAATATCAAAGACGGCGCTATCACAAACGCTAAAATCGCTAACGGTGCTATTGACAATGCCAAAATAGCCGATGCGAGTATATCAACCGCCAAGATTCAAACAGGCGCTATTACAACCGCTTTGATAGCGCAAGGCGCTGTTGGAACCGCTCAAATAGCAGATGGTAGTATCACAGATGCAAAAATCGTATCCTTGTCCGCCAGCAAATTAACAGCTGGTAGAATTGACGCAGCAGAAATTGAAGTTATCAACCTAAAAGCTGCAAACATTACGGTCGGTCAAATCAATGGTTACCAAATTGCTGATGGTGCCATTGGAACTAACCACATTGTTGCTGGCGCCATTACTGCTGAACAGTTGGCTAAGGAAGCTGTAACTGCCGATAAAATAGCGCCTGGCGCCATTACGGCAGATAAAATTCCAGCAGGCACTATTCGAGAGTACCAGATAAACTGGTCAACTCATTTGCTTTTCTAAATTCCGAAAATTTGGAAGATTTTGAAATTTAGTAAAACCCTAGGGAGGTTGGGTCTATGGCGAAGAAGCGTATTAAAAAGCGAAATGCCGAGTTGAGAAAGATGATTGAGGAGGTTTTGGATGAGAAGTTCAAGTCTATACTGGCTGATATTAGCTACAGAATATCGGTGTTAGTTGATGAAGCAACCCATTCAGATAGGGTTACTTCTCACAGGTTAAATCTGGCCGTACATCTTATGGACGGTTATGTATGGACAGACAATAGCCCTTCAGCAGGTTATGTATCCTGGTCTGACTGTAAGATTGTGTATAAAGGACAAGTTTACAATATTCAAAACGGTAACACCAATAAGCGTTATATTTGGTGGGACTATGACGCTAATCCCAATACGGTTTTCCAGTTTAGCGATACGAAACCAACGCTTACCGATGATGACGTGTTAGTGGCAATTAACGATAACGGAAAACACACCCTTGTCATTGGTCAAGGACGGATGATGCACGGTGCCGCTCTGTTGGATGGTACGGTAAAGTCCAATGAAATAGCCAACGGAGCAATTACGACGGCAAAAATTTCCTCGGGGGCAATCACTTCTACGCTGTTAGCGGATAATGCTGTAACAAGTTCTAAAATAGCAAGCGGGGCTGTTACCAATACAGCCTTAGCAAATGGTGTTGTAGATGCCAATAAATTGGCCGATAACGCTGTTACCAGCAATAAAATAGCTAACGGTGCGGTTACAAGTGGAAAAATTGGTAGCGGCGCTGTAACGTCGACAGCTATAGCTTCTAATGCTGTTCAGTCTGGGCATATTTCGGATGGTGCGGTAACTGGCTCAAAAATTGCTGGAGGTGCTGTTAGCACTGCGCACATTGCGGCAGGGGCAGTTGGTGCAACGCAGTTGGCTGATGGTGCTGTGATTGGCACCAAGATTGGAGCGGGGGCTGTTGCTGCCGATAAACTCAACCTTGCGCAGCATCTGTTGTTCTAACACTGTAAACAAAGGGGCTGGTGAGGCATGGGTTTTGTTGTTAGAGACAACTACCCAGTGCAGGGATGTATAGCTTGGGAAAACGTTCATATCGCTTATAAAGGACAGACATACGCTATACAAAACGGTTATACGAGTTATAAATACGTGTGGTGGGACCATCGATACCCTAACCAGTTTGTAGTTGGGGACGAACTCCCACAGCTAACGGATGACGACTGCTTGGTTTTTCTGAACAAAAACGGGACGCATTTGACAGTGCCGAATACTACGATTATTGACGGCAGCTTGATAGTCCCCGAAAGCATTTTGACAAATGCTCTGGCAGCTAACTGTGTAACGTCTGAAAAAATCATGGCAGGAGCTATCACGGCTGATAAAATAGCTGCCAATGCTGTTGGCGCCGAAGCAATTGCTGCTGGTTCCATACTGGGCGACCATATCGTGGCTGGTGCTATAACTGGCGACAAAATAGCAGCTAGAACAATCACAGCTAACAACATCGCAACTAACACTATAACAGCAGCTAGTGGAGTAATAGCAGATGCAGCAATAACTACGGCAAAAATAGCCGATGGAGCAATTACAACAGCAAAAATAGGCGACTTGCAGGTGACCAACGCAAAAATAGCCAACGGTGCTGTGGATAACGCCAAGATAGCCAACCTGGATGCATCGAAAATAACAAGTGGGTATATCTCAGCGGCTAGAATAGCAGCAGGCAGTATTACAGGTGACAAAATAGCGGCAAGTACAATAACAGCGGACAAACTAAATGTTAGTTCATTATCCGCCATATCCGCCAACCTGGGCACGGTTACAGCGGGTACGCTGCAGGGTGTGAATGTGATAGGTGGTACCATAAAAACAGCCGATGCTGCAAATAGGCTGGAAATGTCTGGCGATAGCTTTAAGGCGTACTTTAATTCTGTTAAGCGTGTCGAATATAGTTTTGATAGGATTAACTTCTATGATGGAAATGGGGCTTTAGCTGGGTACGTTTCTTCTGAAATTGGTGTTCTTACTCTGAAGAATGTTGGCAAAAGAACACAAATTGAAGCACAGGCAAGTTCTGTTGATTATGCGTATGTAAGTATAATAGCACCATATACTGGTTATCCGGGGGCAGTAGAAGCCTATGCAATAAACACTAACTCAAATTATGGGCCTACAGGAACGGGGAAAATTATTTTACGTCCAGATTTTATAAGATTAGAGACAACGAATGCATCGGGGGATATATACCTAGAATCTGCGAATTTGCAAATTTATGCGAACACATATATAAACAATAGGTTATTTCAAGTTACTGGACAGGTAACAATAAATGGCGCCCTGGATGTGGCGGGGAATGTATATGTAAACAATGGTGGCATACGCATAACAGCAAATGCCCCTCGTGTTGCTTTTAATAGAACGAGTGGTAGCACCGACCCACATGCTGGTTTTTCGTTATGGGATGGGGGAACATACTTAACTGGCAAAGAGTTATTTTACGATTATTCTAAAGGTTATTGGAAAATCGGTGACGGTAAAATTTGGCACGCCAATAATGATGGGGCAGGGTCAGGCTTGGATTCAGATTTGTTTGATGGGAAAGATTCGTCGTATTTCCAGCCCGCATCAGACGAACGCCTCAAAACTGATATACAGCCTATAACGGCAGCGCTAGAGAAGGTTCTTGCCCTGCAAGGTGTCAGTTTCGTATGGAACGAGAAAGCTGAAGAAATTGGAGCAAAACGAGAGACGCTTGCCGGGCGAGAAATTGGGCTTATTGCTCAGCAAGTGGCTGAAGTAGTGCCTGAAGTAGTACTTGATTGGATTGAAACCCCTGACGGTGAAACGTATAAGACCGTTGACACGTCAAGGATGGTTGCCTTGCTAGTAGAAGCCATTAAGGAGCTAAATACAAAAATAGAAGCAATTGAACAGCAATTAGAGGGAGGGATAGTACAGTGAACATCGACGCAAACGTAGTAATCCAAAAACTCACACGCCAGATAAGTGATTTAGTCCTGCAAGTGGCGATATTGCAAACGCAGGTTGAGATGTTGCAAAAGCAGCTTGAACAGCAGAAACAACAAGAACAGCAACAAGCCGAGTAAAGCCCTCTTAGGGCTTTTTATTTTTGCATAGGAAGGGGATGTGTATGGATGACGCAGTTATAAAGGTAAAAGTGCAAGAACATGATGAGCTTTTAAAAGAGCATGGCAGACGACTAGACAAAATCGAGCAAGAAAGCGCAGAATTTCGAGTGCACATACAAAATCTATGTAAGAAAATTGATGAACTAACAAATTGGATTAAAGCACTCATAACGGCAATGATTGGTACATTTGGAGGGTTTATTGTTTGGTATATCCAGAGTATAAGGAGGTGATATTGTGGCCATCAAAGATTACATCCAAAATGCTAATCTAAAATTCAATGGCCAGCCAAAACGCAGGGCGACAACCAAGGGTATTGTGCTTCATCACGCAGCGGTCCAGCAAGCGACACCGCAACAGATTCACCAGTGGCATCTGGCTAGGGGTTGGATTGGTGCTGGTTACAATGTATATATCCGCAAGGATGGTTCTGTGTGGGAGCTGCGACCGCTGTGGGCTATAGGTGCGCATGCTGAAGGGGTGAATGATGAAAGCATTGGCGTGTGTGTGGAAGGATTGTATCACCCAAGCGGGACGTCGTACGATAAAGAAATGCCGAAACCGCAGTACGATGCACTAGTACGGGTTGTAAAGGACCTGCTTCAGGAATACCCCTCAATTGAATGGATAAAAGGGCACAGGGAGGTCCCAGGCAGTGTAACAGCATGCCCGGGGGATTACTTCCCATTACAGCAAATTAAAAACCTTATTGGAGGTGGCAATATGATTTTAAAGGTTGGATCGCGGGGTGACGAAGTCAGACAATTACAAGAAAATTTAAACAAATTAGGATTTAATTGCGGCGCCGCTGACGGTATATTTGGGCCCAAAACGGAGGCGGCCGTAAAAGCATTTCAGCAAGCACATGGGTTGACTGTAGATGGGATAGCAGGGCCACAAACATTGGCCAAAATAGAAGAACTGTTGAACAAGCCTACCAATGATGCCGAAATAAAGAGACTTAAAGAACGAATCAAAGAACTAGAGCTGGCAGTGCAGAATGCAAATACGAAGGTTATTATTGCTGAAAGAACAGCGCAAGAGGTAGAGAACAAACTAAAACGGTATGAAGAATTTTTCAGAACATTCAGAGAATTTTTGGGAGGTGTGTAAAATGACCATATATGATGTGGCTATTGTGCCACTTATCGTGGGCGTTGTGGAGTTGCTTAAAAAGGTAGGGCTGCCGAGCAAATTTGCAGCTGTAGCATCGGCAGCTTTGGGCATTGCTATCGGGTTGCTTTACGTTAGCCCCGATGACCCAGCTAAAGGTGCGTTGGTTGGCTTATCTCTGGGTTTGGCCGCATCAGGCTTATACAGCGGCGCAAAAAACACTATGCAAGGTTTTACCGAGGGGCAGTGAGCCCCTCTTTTTTGTTTTTGGGAAGGATTTTGTGGAAATATGTTGAATAAATATAAAGAATAAAGCGTAATAAAAAAATAAACATATGGGGAGAAGTGTTATGATAAAAATTTATGATGAAAGCACAGATAGCTTTTCATTGAGTTTTGGTGGAGAGAATGAAATTGACGCTAGTTTGTTTGCTAGTACTATGAATAACATAGTAGATTTATTGCAGCAAATAACTATTCAATTGGAACCTGAAGCATATATAAAACTTAAAATTACGTCATTTCAATATGGAAGCTTTTGTATAGATCTAAAAGCAGTTATTAGCTACATAAAAAATTTATTAACCAAGGACAATATCAACATGGCAAGTACAATTATTGGAACACTTGCTTCGTGTTTTGAAATAAAGAAACACTTAAAAGGAGATAAGCCAAAATCTATCGAATACAAGGGCAACAAGAGTTTTATAACTAACTCTCAAGGAGAGATGCTAATTAAAGATAAATCTGCTGCTGAAGTTTATTTTGGTAATGCTCAGGTGGATAGGGGTATAACAAATATATTTAATATTATGGTTTTAAGCGGAGATAGGGACAGTTTAGTTATAAGATATAATAATAACCAGAACGAAATAAAAATCCAAAAAGATGAATTCGCAAACATGGCCAAAAACGTAATTAATAATGAGACAAAGGTAAACAAAACGTTGACAAACACTATTTATACCAATTTGCTGCTTAAAAAACCAGATTTACTTGGAAATTCAAAATGGGGGTTTATTTTTGATAAAAGTATTGAGGCAACAATAAAGGATGAAGAGTGGCTTCATCGGGTACATACAGGTCAAATAAAAGATTTATATGCTGGAGTTAAAATACCCGTAAAGCTTATGATAGAATGTGATTTTGATGAGTTTATGAACCCAGTAGCTACAAGATATACAGTTTTAGAGGTAACAGGTGATATTATTAAACCTGATGATGCAGATGTAATAAAGTAAGGGGATGCCGTAGCAATATTTACAAACCAATAGTATACAATACATATGTAATTATCCCACCCGAGCGGTTAGCCGCTCTTTTTATGTCTCCGCTTGCAAACATTTTGCTAACGTAGCAAACAAAAAATGATGTGAAAACCCGGTATTGTTTATAATCCAAATGCTTGAAAAGCCAATAAAATAGGGCTCTGTATTATTTGGTATTAACCGCTAGTAAATACAGAACCCAACTTGTAATCAGCAGGTTGCGGGTTCAAGTCCCACCGCCAGCTCCAGTAATCCCAAGGGTTTGAGGCCCTTGGGATTTTTATACAAATTAAGCTTTGCAAACATTTTGCAAACATCCATTTATTTACTGGAGCAACGTCTCCAGTTTTTTTATTGCTTCTTTCTGGAGATCTATGGACACGTGTGAGTATAGGTCCATCGTAATCCCTATCTGGGAGTGACCAAGCCTTTCGGATATAACCTTCATTTGAACGCCGCTGGCAAGCATAAGAGTGGCGTGGGTATGCCGCAGGTCATGAAAGCGGATCATGGGCAGTTCTGGTGTGGTGGCTAGTATCTTGTGAAATTTCTTGCTGACATAGTCAGGCTCTTTGAAGCGGCCATCCTCCCATACGCTGATAAAGCCGTCATAGTTGGTATCATACTTCGAGCCAAAAAGCATCCTGGTTTCTGCCTGTTTTTTCTTCTCGAGCTTTAGCAGTTCGATTATGTTTTGCGGCAGAGCTACGACACGGATGCTGCTTTCTGTTTTTGGTTCTTTGATTATTAATTCCTTATTCACACGCTGAACTGTACGCCGAACCACACAGGTGCCGTCTTTGAAATTAATATCCTCCCATCTTAGAGCACATATCTCACCCAGGCGCATTCCCGTGTATATGGCGAGCATAACATGGATAAAGATGGGTGTATTGCTGAATATTTTTTCAGCTTTCTTTATGTCTTCTCTGCTCCATACTTTCATTTCCACTTTACGCTTTTTAGGGGCATCAACAGCATCGCACGGATTTTTACTTATATACTGCCACTTTACGGCGTGTTTAAGCGCATTACGGAGCAGTCTGTGATGGTAATTTATTGTTGTGTCTGAAAGCTGTTTTTCCTCTTTAAGCATATTGTAATAGCGCTGGATTACGGCCGGGTTAAGTTTTGTAAGTTCAATATGCCCTAAAATCGGCTTGAAGTACAACCGCACAATCTCGCTGTATGACTTATATGTCTTTGGTGCGAGTTTGGGCCTGCAATATACATCTAGCCATTCATCAAGGAACTGACTTAGGGTCATGTTTGCTGGTTCAAAGTATTCGCCCTTCTCTATTTTTGCGATTATGTCGGCCAGGGCCTTTTCGGCTTCCTTTTTTGTTTTAAAGCCGCTATACCATTTTTGTTTGCGTTTGCCATTTTCGTCACGGCCGATGTCGACCACAATGCTATAAGTAGAGCCCCTTTTGCGTATATGCCCGCGCATGACTCATTCCTCCTTAGAACTATTTTTTGTTTGCTTTTTGTATAGTCTGTTTAATCTTCCTTGAAACCCACCTTTTGTCCCATCATGGAGTCCATATTCAATGGCTTTTTTGCAGATTTCTATGGCCTCATCTATTTTGCCTTGTTTTTCGTAGATAATTGCCAATCTTTCAAAGGATGGTATCCGCAAATTAAAAGTATAACCAGCTGCTTTTTCTTCTTTTGTTACTTCGCACTTGATCCATGCGTCTTTAAATTTGGGGAATAATTCAATATCCTTTTTGCAGTATTCTATACATTTTTCTAGGTATTCAGGTCCTTTGTCACGTTGTTTGTAATAAAGTTCAATATAGTGATTGTAGGTGAAATGTTTATCTATAATCTCCCTGTATTTAGCGTTACTACTATTACTTGTATTCAAGCCTTTATCATTACTACAAGCCAATTTTTCTTTTTTAAATCCAGTTCTTTTTTCGGCTTCCTTTAACAGTTTTTCTGCAAGTTCATATTTTTTAGCGGATTTTGCCCATACTGCATATGCATTAAGGAAATTACTAGGTGTTTGAGTCGTGTAAATAATTTTTGTGTTGCTGCCGTCTAAATCTTCAGGTTTCTTATTATTTCCAATAGACATGCTTTTCGAATAACACTCTCGGATAAACTGTCGTTCATCCTCGTTTAAGGAGTCCCAAAAATCGGATAAACCTAACGCTTCAATCAAGCCGCCATACTTGCGTTTTTCTTTTTTAAAGATGTTAATAAGCTTAAACATATGTATGCCTCCTTTCTATTTAATGGCAAGCTTATACTCCACCAATTCCTCGCTAACTCCTAGTGTGCCAGCAATACAGCTTATTGACTCATAGCGCAGGTCTTTGATGTCGTAATCGTCGATAAGCAATTCGGCTGCAAACTTGTTGGCTTCGGCCTCATATGGCCCGACAGGGAACAATGTATATTCCCTGATAAAATAAATCGGCTCCGATGAGTGCAAGATGGCATGTCCAAGCTCGTGGGCCAATACGATACGCTGACTGTATTCATCAAGGGTACTGTTCACTACTATGAATTTGTTTCTTATGGTCTTTATGTAATACCCCTTTGTGTGGGGCGAGTATTCCTTATGTATAACATGTATGTTAAGGTATCTGGCTAATTTGAGCGGGTCTCTTGTCTCATATTTTTGAACGAGGTGCTTTACACGGGCGTGAATATTCTTTTTCACTCCGGAAGCACCTCCTTATTGGTCGGTTTTTGCCTTTTTTCTGCCGTATTTCTTCTTGTTCATCTCCTTTGCCTTCCAGAAGAGCTCAGATATATCTCGAAAAAGCTTTTCTTTGTCTTCTTCGGCGACTTCATCGTTCATAAAGAAGATACCGGCCTGCTTGATGAAGTCTTCATACTGCATTAGGTCACGTTTGGTCACTTTATGTTTTTGGGTGTATTCTTCAGGGATGTAGGGGTTGCGGATATCAGTGCGCCCTAGAAGATAATCCACACTGCAATTAAAAAATTCTGCTAGTTTAATTTTAATTTCGTCACTGGGAACACGTTGATTAGTTTCATATTGAGACAAAGTCGTATTGCTTATGTTTAATAATTTGGCAAGTTCAATTTGACTAAGCCCTTTTTCTTCTCTTAACTGTTTTATTCTTTTGCCCAGAGAGGACATATCATCACCTCCACTTTCTCTATTTGAGAATATTTTATATCAACTTTTGCATTTTGAAAACAAACTTTCACAAAAAGAAAAATTACCTATTGACTTTTGCTAACTGTGGATTTATAATTAAATCAGAAATTCACAGATAGCAAAACATGAAAGAGGTGAGGGGCGTCCGAAATGACTAATTTGGCAAAGCTGAGAATAAGCAAAGGGAAAACCCAAGAACAGATGGCCAAATTATTAGGGATAGGAGTTTCAACGTATAATCAGTATGAGAATGCTCAAAGAAGCATTCCTTATGATGTAGCAAAAAAAGTAGCAGAATTGCTAGAAGTGAAAATTGAAGAAATTTTTTTGCCCACCAGATTCACAGTGAGCAAAACATCAAACCAAACCGAGACTGCGTAAGGAGGTGAGTTAAGTGAATATTCGAGGGGATTTAATGGTAGAGACGTCTGACGGACGAACAGTGAAGCTGCGTGAATGGATTGAAGCTATAGAAAAAAGAGTGGCTGAACTGGAAAGGCGAGTTCCAGAACAGCCAAAGACAATAAGATCCGTTATCGATGATGGGGACATCGGTAAAGGTGCTATTGAAGCAGCAAACATTACTCTTTCAATGAAACAAAAGCGAGAGTGAATATTCCACAACTTTTGCACACAAACACATTTACAGCTTGTCCCGCTCCGGGATTAACACTATTTGTTTTAGGGTCATAACAGACCAACGCAAACGTTTCTCCGAATGGCGGTGTGAGTTTTTCTAAATTTACGGATCCGCAATGAGGACATTTAACTGGGGCCGGGTTGATTCTCATGGCTTTCACCTCCTTTCTAAGTAAATTTTACCACAACGTGGAGGTGAAAGCCAACCGAGACTGCGTAAGGAGGTGAGAAGAAGTGATAAACGTACCACATATTTACATCATCGGGGGACACAAAGTAAGAACTATTGTAAGGGACGGAAAGTATGAAGGTATAGAAATTGATGGCACTAAATTAAATCGATTTGATCTTCTTGCTATGGCTTCTAAAATTGCTTCCGATAATGAAAAATTGGCATGGCAAATTATGAACATTGCTTCCATGATGTTTCATCCACAGAGCGATAGTACATTTAACACGCTATACGAAGCAGTTGCTACAGAGATAACATTAAAAAACATTGAAACAGAAGCAACTTTATATCAGCGATTCGCAAATGCAGTAAAAAAACTATTTGGAGAAAATGCGGAGATAATCAAGAAACAAAATAATCAAAGACACCAGCCGGATTTATGGATAAAAGTGAATGGCCATGATATTCCAGTGGAAATTAAGTTACACAGCTTTGACAAAAAGGCATTGAAACAATTGCAACGATATATGAATTTTTATAATTGCCAAAAAGGTATTGCTGTAGGAAGTTGCTTAAAAGTTGAATTACCAGAAAATATCGTTTTTATTTCTAAAAAAGAATTGGAGGAAGAATAATGGGCGATTTAACTCTTATTAAATCAGCTAATTTCGGGAATGTAAAATGTGATTTTTGGGAAGATGACAACGGAAATATATTACTCACAAGAAAACAAATTGGTCAAGCATTGGAGTACGCAGATCCACAGAAAGCTATTGACAATCTTCATGCAAAACACGCTGACAGGTTAGATAACTTTTCAGTTACCCTCAAAGTGAGGGGTGCTGACGGAAAGATGTATGATACAACTCTTTACACTGTAAAGGGCGTCATGGAAATTTGCCGTTGGAGCCAGCAACCCAAAGCAAATGCTTTTATGGATTGGGTATGGGAAGTTATGGAGACAATCCGTAAGCATGGAGCATATCTTACGCCGCAAAAAATAGAAGAAGTCTTGCTTAATCCAGACACCATAATCAAGCTGGCCATGCAACTTAAAGAGGAGCAAACGAAGCGACTTGAAGCGGAAAAGAAAATACAGGAATTACAACCCAAAGCAGAATTCTTTGATGCTGTAGCTGGCAGTAAAGATGCAATTGACATGAATAGAGCAGCAAAGCTCATATACGAGGAAACACGACTTGGCAGAAACAAGCTGTTTAAGTTACTGCGGGGCAAAGGCATTTTAATGAAAGACAACATACCGTATCAAGAATACATAGACAAAGGGTACTTTAGGACTATTGAGCAGAAATATACGAAGCCAGATGGAACAACGCACATCTACATTAAGACTCTGGTTTATCAGAAGGGGCTGGATTTCATAAGAAAGATTGTTAAAGAGGATAACGTAATACATCTTAAAAGAGCAAAGGGGGTTTGACAATGCGATACGAGGACTTGCCTGATGTTTTAACTATACCGGAGATGGCAAAGTTTCTCCAGATAGGCATCACCAAAGCATACGAGATGAGCCACTGGAGGGGCTTCCCGGCCATACGAATAGGGCGGGCAATAAGGGTGCCCAAGAAAGCATTGCTGGAGTGGCTTGAACAACAGAGCAAACAGGAAGAGCCCAGACTAACTGCAATTAGGGTGAGGTGATAAAAGAAAAGCCGTTTTCAAACGGCACAAACAAAAACCACTACACCCTCATTATACCACAAGGTGTAATGAGGGGGCAATAAGGGGGAGCGAAATATGACGATAAAAAAGCTTATAAGCGAACTGGAGGAGCTTGTTGAAGAGTTTGAAAAAGCGAAAACAGTATGCACACGTTGTAATGGAAGCGGTTGGATAACGAACCCAGAATGGGAGGAGTATTGGAGGAAGAAAAAAGAGGATCCCAACGCAATACTAGAAGAACCCAGCGATTTTGAAGAAGAAATATGCCCGGAATGCGAAGGTGACGGATATGTACTCACTGATGATGCAATGCTTCTTCTAAAATTGCTTCGGGAAATAATCTACTGGTAGGAGGGGAGCGGTAATGTTGTATCGAGTTTATTCGCCAATGATTGAACAAGAAAGCATAATTGAGGCAAACAATTCGACGCAAGCAAAACGGAAATTCTGCAAGCTATGGGGAATTAGCCCATCAGATCCATGGCATGGTATCAGCACGATGCATGCAAGAAAGCTAACGGAGGAAGAGGTTAAAGCGGAATTAAGGAAATGGGGGGTTGAGGATGCGAATAATTGAATGCGGATATTGTGGATACAGGGATTTTGAAGATGCATTCGAGTATGGCAGAGGGCGAGAGTACGGGGAACATCCTGAACACCGCTATTGTAAACAATGTGGGCAGTCGATCGACTGGCACGGATACAAAACATTATGGATCGGAGGGTTGGATGATGGATCAACAAGAATTAAAGATAGTGCATTTGTACGATAAACAACCGGCTGAAATCAGTATAAAACTTGAGAAAAACAGCAAGGGTTACAACTGGGAAATTTCTTACAGAGGAGAAGACGCAGACGAGGTTCTTGCAAAAATACGAGAAGTCAATCAGAAATTGATGGCCGAGTATGGAGGTGGACAGTAATGGCGACGATTCAACCTGTTGAGGTTAATGCAATTTCCATCATAGATGCTGTAAATTTACAGGCTATACAACAAACCATGCAAAAAATAGCTTCTTTTCAAGCAATTGTACAAAAGACACTCAAACCCAATCATGACTATGGGATTATTCCCGGCACTGGAGATAAACCCACATTA